TTTTGCGGCGGGAAAATGCAATCGTAGTTTTCAGCAAGCCTTTTCAAAAACTCCCTGAAAGTTATCCCATCATTAACTACCACAAAAGCACCACTATAAAAATCCCATGACCTAGTTGCGTAAATATGGTATGCATTGACAACACTATTCCAATCAAAAAAATTACTTCCCGTCCCATCGCTAGATGTATCAGCGATAAAACTTGCGGATATAGCCGGGTCTCTGGGATATCCTGGCATCCTCGGTTGAGCGTATGTATCGAAATATATCTCATCACCCATTTTGCTTGCATACCATATAACGCACCGTGTAGACGGTGTTTTTGTTCCATCTGTTATATTTTCGACAAAACACCTTGCAGTTATGTTGCTGCCCTGTGAATTTATTACTCTTATCACGCTAGCATCTTCGCGGTAATCGCCCAGATAATTCCATGCTGCCAGATATGGGTACCTTCCAGAACGCGGGTCGGCTCCCGTAGTATATCGCGTGTTGCTGATTCTCCTGGCTACCAACATACCATCCGCCCAATTGTACCCCTGCCCAACAATAAACCCAAATGCCAGATTACTGTACTGACCCAGACTTGATGCCGGGCAATCTGCGTAAGTGTTTGCTGTAGTTATTTTATAGTTAATTTCCTGATCTGCGTACTTTTTATAACTACAGGTCAGCACCAACAGGTTAGGCGCGGATGGCTGTATATCCTCAATCGTGCCATAAAATACATACGTAGCAGTGCTGGCAGCCAGTTCTTTATGATATATTTTTACTGCAATATTCTTGATAAATTTATTTGTCGCGGATATTAAGATGTGGTCAAAATAGTGATCTGCATTCTCGAGCGTTATAGTCGTGCTTGAGTTTTCAAAAGTGCCGTCCAGGTTCGCTGCGTATAAAATATCACCGACCGATACCAGCCGGGGATTGTAATTATTACCGCCCTCACTTTGGGAGAAAGTCTGTTCACCGTCCGGGAAAGATATAGTGACATAAAATCCAACCATTGCATTACTCCTGATATAGAGCGTTTTGCCAGAAATTGATAGACAGAGAACGGAGACCGCCAGACACATTGTAATCAACGTTCTTTTCTAGGCTACCTTCCGTCGATTGAATACCACCATGATAGCATAGATTTACTGCCGTATCGGGAACAAATATACAATGCCCACCTGTCATCATCGCCTCAAATTGCAGGTATTCTGCCGCCGTCAACTGATTGTATTTTATCTGCCAACCGTACTGTCTGGTACGGTTGCGGTAAAACATCTGCCCATTGATACTGTCTGCCACACGATGTATTTTAAATGTCTCCTTGTAGACTGGCGCAAAATCCTGAGCCGGTGAAAAATACGTCCCCATGAAAACTTCTCCAATCTGTACCAGTCCGGTGGAAACGTTATTGATTGTCCGGATGTACTGGTAAGTGAGCGGTGAAAAACTGGTATAGCAATCTGTACTTGCCACCATAGACAGGTGCACGTGAGCGTCCGGGGTGAATGTACTGGTCGTGTCAAACTCCAGGTCTTGCGTTCCAGTTGCAATGATATTGTGATTTATAAAGGCGATCCCGGAAATAGTCTTTGCCGTTACCTGATTCCAGGTTAAAGTGTACCCTGTCCCCGCGCTCTTAGCGTAAGTTTGCGGGATATTATCAACTGCGTTTGCAGCCACAAATCCAGCCGTGTCAGTAGTGCCGACCGGCACAACGTCATCAGCAATATTGCCGTAAATCCATGCGCTGTTTGCCATTTAATGTGCCCTCTGCATTTCCGTCCATATCCCACTAACATTATCCCTGTATATTTTGCGCATCAGCATAGCCAGTTTCACCTCGTCCACCGCATTACCAGGATATATGTTTGCTGTCATCTGTCCACTGTAGGTGTCCGATGACGGCGGCCGCATTATCATAGATGATGCTGATATTGATTTTATCGGGTTGCTACCATCCATGCCTTGTGCGTCATCGCCATAGCCCTGCGCCATCGCCAAATATTCCAGCAGATCATTTGTCCGGTACTGACCTTTGACAACGTTCTGCGCCTCCTCTAGTTGCTTCTTCTGCGTCTCCATCGCTTCCTTTTGCAACTCCTCTTGGCTTCTAATCTTTGACAAATCAATACCAGATTGCTTAGCCTCTTCAATCAGACGCTTGGTTTCCGGGTCGAGTTCAATCCCGTATTCACCTGATAAAAATTGCAGTTTCGCCAGCAACGGAGCCATCTGTACAAGCGCTTCCTTGCTCGAAAACCCGCGCTTAATCAGTGCATCATACGCACTCGTCGCGGTTTTCTCAAACATTTTAAATTCATCCCCCGTCAATCTGGCGGTCGCCGACATACCAGCAAGCATATCACTTGCATTTTTAATAGCATTTACCATGTCCGCATTGTCGGCTATTTTTTTCTGCGTCGCCAGTATAGCGTCAAACGCATCGCTCTTGATCCCGCCGAATACCAGTTTCATGTCCTCCATGACTCCAGGATCAATCAAGGCATCCAATATGCCCTTATACCCGCCCAGTGCCTTCTCGCCCATCTTGGCGATGTAGTCAGCAATCTCCGGCACTTCCAAGCCAGAGTCTTTAACGTGCTGCAATAACTGTAATATAGCATTGCTGCCCTCTGCTCCCAAATCCACTGCGCGAGTGATAAGCTCCGTAAAAGCATCACCCATCTCACTCGCTGCATCCTTTAGACTCATGTGAGTGTATTTTATGTTTGCAAATATGTTCTCAATCTCTCCCGCCCATGCTCCAAGCGCGCTGACATCAAATATATCAGCGTTTTTGATTGTCTCATCCAGCATCGCCGCCCATGCGTTTTCTACACCACCCATCGTCTCTGCCAGTTTGCGGAGTTCCTCTTCCTGCTTTGTGGTCAAGTTCGTAAAATCATTAATCCGTATCGCCAGCCGATCTATAGCCTCACCGGGGCCATCGCCGCCAAATATATTGTCTAGCAATTTGATTGCATCACCAAGCAAGCCGATGCCAGCCGCAGCAATCGCAAACGGATTACCTTTGATTAATGCTGCCGAAAAATTGGCTACACCATCAACTAGTCCGCTTATATCTGCTGCCAACTCTTTCGATAGTATCCCCAGATCGCCCATGACAGACAATGCTTTCAATGCCACATTTGCAAAACCCTGTATCGCGTCTTGCAATTTCTCCTGCGCTTCCTGATGTAATTTTACTGATGCCGCCGTTTCGTCATTGGCTTTTTTTTCTCTTGCGAGGAAATCTAACCAGACTGTATCAATTGTGTTTTTACGCTCAGTTATTGCCGACGCTTTTTTTGTATTATCCAGAGCAATAGCTTTTGACAGTTCTTCATAATACATTGATACTGCAATCGCCGCTCCGTCATACTCTTTTATTTTTGCGGTTATCGCCTCGGTGTCTTTCTTCACTGCATCCGTGTGTTCTTTAGTTTTTTTTGTTACAATTTGCAAACCTTTTGCAGGCTCAGGTACATCTATCTTCATTGCCGCCAATACTTCAGAGTAAGCTTTTTTAAAATCTTGACTGTTTTTTGTGAAGGCACTGCTATCCATCTCAAATTCTATAAACCAGTTACTTAAATTGGTTAGGTCACGGTCTGTCCCTGTTTGTTTGCCGAAATGCCCGAAGATGTCCTTCTGCACCTTGTCCCAGATACCCAATTTTTCTGAGGCTTCTTTTATATTTTTGTTCAAAAGATTCCAGCTATTTGCAGTGGCATCCTCTTGCATTTTCTCTCTGCTTTTGCCAGATAAATCAAGCAGTTCCATAAATTCTCTTAATATCTGTATTCCAGGTGCAATGACCTCATTTAACAAACTGCCTATTTCTTTTTTCAAATCACTTATAGATATTGCCAGCGCTTCGTCTGCATTTACAGCGTCACCCGCTGTGGACGTTGCATACGCAAACATTTCGCCAAGTGTTTTTTGCAATATTGCCGCTTTCTGTGCAGGATCTTCCACTGATTTTAATTCGGGAATATATTTCCCGAGCGCCATAAAATTGCCTTCGGTCGCTTGCGCCAACATCCTCATACCAGTCTCAAGATCAATACCCAATGCTTTATTCAGACCTACCGCGCCCTCTATAGCTGGTCGCATATTGCTGGTGGTTATCCCGAGCGATGCACCCACCGCCATTGTTGATTTAATTACGTCATCATCAATATTAACTTGTGTTTTTAACGCATCAGCATAATCAGATAGCGCCGATATCTGCTCTGTTGTTGCACCAGCCATGACACGTAAACTGTTAGTGTATTGCACATTGGCTTTAGCAGCGTCAATAAACTCTGTGTATGACGACGTTATAAACTTGGTGACTCCGCTGATTGCTGATTGTAACGCATTAGCCGCCAGAGTGCCTATAGCAAACTGGCTCGCTATTCCACCAAATGCTTGCCCAATACTACCTGTGCTTTCCTTTACCGACCGTTCAGCTTTTTTGGAGTCGGTAACAATTTTTTCCATTTTGGCATGGAAATCTTGAGTATCCGCAATGAATTTTGCAAGAATCGTCTTGGTTACATCAGCCATCTATAGATTTCCTTTTTTTCGCCGTGTCATCTATTTTACCTTCCAACTCCCGGAAGTACCGCGAAACATCGCTCTTGCTCTTTGGCGGTTCGATGGTTGTTGTTGCCGCATCTGTCGGCAGTGGTAATAGTTGCTGCGGAGTCGGAGCTGGATTGCAAACGGAAGCTAACTGCCAAGCCCCGATATGCCGGGCAATATTCCAGTCGTGGATCTCCCGACGTTTCCGCTCCTCGGCCCATGCCTCCACACATATCCACAACTCGCACGGAGTCAACCGCCAAAACTCCGCGACACTCAAACCTGCCCGGTATCCTGCAGACATCCACTCTGACAACGGATACCGTTTGCATGGTTCTAGTTCTCCGCTATCGTCATCTGATCTGCTTTTTTTTTATCGCCAGGCAGAATTTTATATTGTTTCAGGTCATCCAAAAATGCGCCAAAAACATCACCAAAAATGTCAGCAAAGTCTCTATCAGACATCGCCTGGAATAATTTTTCTTTAACATTTTCAATAGATATTTTTGATTCGTGTTGCAATCCTGACCATAACAGATGCGTCAGTAAATGCAGCGACGGGTCGCTAGCACGCTGCAGGATGCTAGAGATACCACAAGCCATCACCTCCTCTAGCATCCATATTGCCCTATGATCCCACCGTAACTCTCTCTGCTCGTCAAGTTGTATGATTTTCATTTTTATCTCCCGTGATTAAAATGATAATCAAGCAGCAGTGGCTCTAACCAGAGCAGACGCGCCTTTCAGTGTGCAGGAAAACTTGACAACGTCATTCATCTTGCTATCCTCGGAAAGCGAGGTGCAAATAGATGTCCCTGTGTACTGGTAGCCAGACATGGTCTTAATCTTTATCATAATCGTAGTCTGATTAAGATAAGAATTATCCAGTGCCAGGTACGCGGCATCAGAATCCACATATACACCATTAGCACTGATGGACCAATCCCGAGCGCCCATGATACCATCAGGCCAGCCAGCATCACCCTTGTCAGCGATGTCTATCATGCTGGATGATTTTGATAGCGTCATCCCCTGTTCGCTGCCCATTGCAGTATATGCCGGGACTGATACGCTACCAGTGTTGATATACACAATACAAGCTTCTCCTCTTACGTTTGCCATTTTATAGTCTCCTTATTTACCTTTCGTCAACAGCACTGCTGCAAGTTTCAATTCCGCGTATGTGCCGTCAGTGTCGGCGTAGATATAGCCGTCGGCATTGTTGAATACGTCCCGATCAAACGGGCCAAAAATACGCATACTACCAGCGGCCATAGTAACAGCCGGGTCAGCAATGCCAATCCCGCCGACAGTACCGGGAGTCGTGATAGTCAAAACATGGTTCCCTGCTCCGGTATTGCTTGCGTACAATATGACGTCGCCGTTAGGATTCTGAAATTGCATACCAGCTACCACACAATCGGTCAACGACGGATTCAACCCGCCTGCTGCCGATGCCTGCAAAGCAACGATAGTTCTTGCCATTTGTCATCCCTCCTAAAGGCTCGTTTTCTCAAACTGGACAGCAGCGCACGATACTTCCGTTGGCGTTCCATCGCAGTTGATATAAACAACTCCAGTCACCTGATTAAAAACCGTGCGCGGGAACGGGCCAATCAACCTGAATGTGGAATTGGCAACAGTGACAGTATGCTCTACCACTGCCAATCCCTGCACTGTCAACGGAGTAGAGAATGTCAGAATGTGGGGCGCTCCACCTGCATTTACTGCGTAAATGAAAACGTCCCCGTTCGGGTTTGAAAATTCCAAACCATCAGCTGTTACAGCAGTTGCCGTCAACAGCGTTCCAGTAATTAAAACTACCGGATGCAAAACAATAGGTGTTCTAGCCATTATTGCCTCCTTAATTTTGGCAAGTTATTATCCTCATTGTTAAAACTCCATGTACGACTTCATTAATCGGCTCAGATATACACGACCAGCTCTCGTAGTAGCATACTGGCTGCGTGTATCCGCTTTCATGCAGACTGCCATCATAAGCCAGTGTCGTTAAAATTGCTTTTTTGATTGCCAGCACAGTTTTTTTTCCGTGATACCTGTCCCAAATATGCAGGTCAACAATGTGATCTTGCCTGTTTTCATTGAGCGTGCTGACATTATTATCTCTGGCATGATACGTGATATATGGGTAATCCTGGTTATCAGGCACGCCCATATCACCATCAAATATCTTGTATGCTGTGATCTTTGCCACGATCTTTGCTTGCACATCATAAGCGGCATCCGTTAAACTCATGCTACACATGCAAACCAACGGCGGGCCATAGCGTCCATCTCAGCGCTAAATCTCCGTTCTGATGCCTCATAAGCCGGGGCGAAGGTAGGTCGTGCCGCTGTGCCTCTCTCAGAGATTTTTCTGGCTATGCAATAAGCAATTCCTCTGATAAGGCTTTCCTGTCCCGCAGTGGAACGTACAGTTTTACCAGCAATCCGCTTAGAGCTTCCAGGCTTGACCTGCAACCCCTTTACTCGTAGCAGTTTTCTCCGCACCCAGGGAATGAGAGCTTCCACTGGAGGGAAATGTGGGCTTGTTCCTTGCTCCATGAAAATTGCATGAATGGCATCTGAAAAAACATTGTATTCAATGTATCTGTCTGTGTTTCCACTAGTCAGCATGATTGATTTCCGGAAGTGCCCAGTATCGTTTATCTTTTCCCGGTCAATATTTCTGATCCAATCGTTACGCATGGTCATTGCAATCCCGAAAATGGCACGCTCTGCCTCAATGCGCTGTGAGTCATCCAGTTTTTTTACCGACTGGATAAACTCATTAAAACCAGTAACATCAGTGCTCATAGCGTGTCATCCCCAATTTTTTCCAGATCCATTTCCCAGTAAAAATTGTCATCACCCTTGTTTTCCATGCTCATGATTCGGTAATACATTCCATCATCATAAAGCACGATCTGGCCCTGGCTTATCCTAGTATCACGTCGGCAAGTGAGCGACTTCCTGCGATTGGTTTTCAGGCCGTCGCTGATCTGATCCTTGCGCCCGCCCGTAGGCGTCACGGAGGCCCAGAATTGAAACTCCTGGTTGTATGTTTGCGCGAAACCCCCGCCGGTGTCGGTCGTCCTGATCTGCGTGACAATCCAGCAAAGATGCTTCATGTTGCCAATCATGCAATCTCCATTACCCTGTACCCCTGCATCAGGGCCATTGATACCGGCGATATGCTTGTAAATCCTGATTCATCGCCCCTATGCTCATAAAGCCATGCAACCTGCGCTTGTACAGCATCGGTCAGCGCATCCGGCACACTGGCAACAGCCCAGCCAGCAACGTAATTGACTTGAAACTGCCCGATTGCCCGGGTCGAGGTCGTCCAGCACTCACCGTTTTTCAAAAACACGCACGCATTTTCCAGCAATTTTGTGTTGTAAATCGCCGTGCTTTGAGTTGTAGCTGTTCCATCGTCATCGGTGATAATTACACTGGTCACAGACGATACGCTGCCCATTGGCAGATAAACAACACCAGGCGAAAAATCGGCAGTCAACCGCCATGTCTGGCTTACAATCGCCCGGCCCATGTACTGCTCGCATTGCCTGGTCGCTGCCAGTACCAGGGACGTGATAAGAGTATCCTCAGATGTATCAGTTATGCGGAGGTACGCCTTGACCTGCGTGTTAGTTACAGGTGCGCTAGTTGCCGGTGTGATCAGTTCAATGCAGGCCATTACTTTTTCTTGCCTTTTTTCTCAACGTGCCGGTATTCGTCTTTGTTTTCCGGTTCATTGTCCATTTTGTTTTCCGGCACAACTGATGCGAATTCCGTGAACTCTATAAACTTTTTGGCAAGCCCGCCGCTAATAACGTTGTCAGCCCATGCCTGCTCAACAGTCAGCACCATGCCAACCGAAAACCTTTGAACATTGACACCATCCAAAGCACCCTCAAAATTCTGTACTATTTCAATTTTTACCATTTTTAAATCTCCTTAAAATGAGCGTCGGGGACGGTAGCCCGAAGGCCCGCGCCGGGAGAATACGCACCCGCCCCCATACGCCCCTAGCCATGACCTGATAATACATCTCCCGTATCATCATCGAATCCTTAGGAGGCGATCAAGTGGAACTGGGCTGATGTAACATGGCGTGATGAGCCGTTACGCCGACCAAAGCCGAGAAACTGGAAGCGCGTGTGTGAGTGATTTTGTAGTAGCGCTTGCTCGGATAAAACTGGAATTGCTTGACGGTGTTCTGGTCACCCGTGATATCAAGCAGGTAATCCCATGAGTCAACAGCGGCCAGTTGAGAGGCTGCCACGGCATCGGCTGCGGCGGATGTCGCGCCCTCGGTAACTGTCCAGGTCGAGGAGTCAGTACTGTTGATAGTACCAGCTCCGACATTGACGGTAATCAAAATACTCTCAACGCCCAACGCATCTACAGCAGTAGAACTGGCAGTAGTGGTCAGGGTCTGAGGCGCAAAATGCTGAATCGGATCAAGGTTATTTACTAGATTTTGTGAAGCCATTTTTTTTCATTCTCCTTTTTTGATTTTATTTTCTTCATTCTCGAAAACTGAAAGCCAGTATTGGCAATCTTCCAGCGCACCATTAAAGGCGGACTTGTTTTGCTTTAGTTGTGCCAGCTCGGTTTCAAGCCCTTCTATCCGGTCAATGACCTGCGATTTTCCGGCTTGTAACTCGGTGATCCTGGCTTTCACGTTTTCAATTGTCATTTTCAGGTAACCGCATTGCGGGCGAAAAGCCAGTAGTCAGCCAGTACGCCAGCTTGAGTCAGCACCCGGAATTTTACAAGATGCGTCGGCGCTACGTCTCCTGCGATGGCGTTCATGGTGTGGCCGTCCCCGGCATTACCGATGGTTATTCCTTCGAGCGAAAACAGGGCAATGTTATGCTCTGCTACCAGTTTTCCGGTCGCATCGCCGCCAAGTACATTGCGCACGAAAGCGGAATTGGCAACGTCACTGGTCGCACCCTCGGAATAAAACTCTGCCATGACGGGGCCAACAGTCCCGCCAGTTGTTACGCCAGTAGGCAAAGTCATAGTTGCCCTGACAGGAGCGGCTAGACCGGTTATAGTACCAGCACCAGAGACCGTTATAGTGGCATGGATTCCAACGGGAGCGGTCGCTCCGGCAGCGGTCACTGTGGTAAATGCCCGCAATGCTCCACCTTGAAAAGCAGCTTTTGCTCCGTAGTGCCGCAAATACAGACCCCACCCAGTCGCGCCGGTACTCTCAGTTACAAACTCCAAGAACTTTTGCCCGGCTACGGCGGAAGTCAGTGGCGTGCTAGTAGTACCACCACCACCGTAGAGACCCGCACTAATGGGAGTCCCGAATTGCAGGGTTCCGCCAATTACAGTATTGCCCCCCCCCTGCTCAGTATAGTTTTTTACGTTCTGCATTTTTTCCTCCCTTAAGAGGTTGCGATTTTCAGGACTTGAATGGCTTCAGGTTTGATGACCGCAGCACCAACGCGCCGACGGAACATAAACTCAACAATCCCGGTAGACTTGCTGGTATAGGGATCGCGGATAACAGTCATTCCAAGTCGGTCAACAATCATGTACCCAGATTTGAAATCACCAAAAGCGATAGGATAAGTACCAGCACCAATAGCAGGCATATCAACACAGTTGAGGACCGGACGGCCCATGAGCGTCCATCCAGGAGTATCACCCAGATAGCCCAGCAGATACTGGCCATCACCACCAACCAGAGCGGCAACAGAAGCCATAGTTGCCCGGCTCATACACCATGAGGCGTTATTGGCATAGGTAGTTTTTAAGCCAAAATAACATTTCTTGATTCCTACACCGGTTGTTACAGTGGAAGTTTCACCCTGGAATACATAAGCGGCAAGGACAGTCGCATTGCCCAGAAAACCCTCGGGCTGCAAAATGCCAGTACCGGAAACAAAAGCAGTACCCTCTTTCAGGGCGGCGGCTTCAGCAACTTCAGAATTCATTTCAGCTTCCAAATTAAATGCTGAATCTTCAAGCATCTGCGAAGAAGCTTTGAAGTAGACATTCATTTCATGATTTGGAATGATGTCACGGCCGACCTTGTAAGTGGTCTCTTCTGTGCGAGTACCAACTTCAGCCACCCATGCGGCGGTTGTGGCGGCGGTACGCTTCGGAACTTCAACGGTCGCTCCGGCGGTAATAACACGGGCAACGGAACGGATAGGACTGAACTCAGTAATGTTCTTTGTGATCTCGCGCAATACCTCATTCGGTACGGCCAGATACCCAGCATCAGTAGAATCGGCAACGGTCATAGTCTTAAACTGCTCAGGAGTCAACCCGGCTTCGCCTTTTCTCATGTAAGCCATGAAAGCTTGTTTTTGTTCTGATACTTCACCATTAGCAGAAGTAACAGCCTTTCGCGCAACTACTTTTTCAAGCTCGTCCAGGCGCTTGGCTTCAGCAGTGATTTTTTCCATGAAGGATTTCATTTCAGCGCTATTGGCAGCCTGTCCTTCACCCAATCGTTTTTCAATTGCATCGGTTTTGTTTTGAACGGCTACAATCAGCCCAGCGGTTTGCTCCGCAATTGCCTTGATGTCATTGTCCATTTTTTAAATCTCCTTTTAATGTTATTTTTAATGATTCAGCCAGAGCTGAAAAATAAACCCTCGACGGCTCCACAACCGGGAGTGGTTCTACCGGCTCCACAATTGGGAGTGCTTTGGATTGCTCGCTCAACTGTCTGGCAACTTCTATCTTCACAAGTTCGCTGATCTGGTCAGCGGCCTTGACTGTTTCCACCTGCGCCATTTCATTCATCGGGAAAACCACCGGGGATATCTCAAACAGCTTGACGTCCTGCATCCGGCGCAATATCCTATCACCGAGATTGAAATGGCGCAGGTGG